AAACACAAAGTTACCTAAACTATAGTTGGTAACTAAAGTTGTAACTTAAGTTCATAGAGCAGCTAGTTGACTACCTAATAGGTGTAACTATAGTTATAACTTAAGTTCACAGTGATTAGTTTACATACCTGATGATCTGTGAACTGTAGTTGAACTATAGTTTAAACTTAAGTTACAAAAGTCTCTCTATGAACTTAAGTTACAACTTTAGTTACCAACTATAGTCACACCAATTAGTGTAGTTCACTCCTATCTGCTATAAGCTATAGTTTAAACTTAAGTTAACTTCCGACGCGATTGAGCGTGTAATAAATTCACCGTATGGGGATTCGGAAGTTAGCTACTGCAACAATAATCCAACCATGACGAATGTTAGCAACCTTATTTAGCAAGGGTTATGCCGATGGGTTATTCTTACAGTAGCTAGATTCTGCATTACCAACTTAGGCTATAACCTATTTGGTAGTTAACCTACAGGAGCCTTGAACAATGGCTGATCGACTACCCTACAGTAAGAACGTAGAGAAACACATCCTTGAGTGTATTGAGGGTGGTATTCCTATCCGTCAGATGATTGCTTCTATGGGACACCTACAGGGTGCACCTAAGTCTCTTTCTACTATGTACAAGATATATGGTTCCTTCATGGAGATGGAGCGTACGAAGATCAATGGTGCTGTAGGCAAACGAGTTATCGACCAAGCTCTCTACGGAGATGTACAGGATGGTATTACTTGGAAGAGCCAAGAGTTATTCCTACGGTCTAAGGGCGGATGGTCCCCACAGAATACAGTCACTGAGGTTGAGCAAGAGATTGATCCTGAGGTAGACGAAGCAGCTACAGATATCCTAATGAACCTACTAGGTTTCAATGAGGATGATAACGAAAGTTAAACACTCCTATGACTGCCCGAACATTCACAGCAGAAGACTTACGTAAGCTACCATCAGCTAAAGTTAAGGCTGCGTTCTCAGCAATGGGTCCAGCTAAGGTAGACGAGCTACAGCATGACTGGACCTTCTGGGGTAGACCAACTCAGTTTGCACCACCCAACAAAGACTGGAACACATGGCTGATTAACGCTGGTCGTGGCTTTGGTAAGACTAGGTGTGGTGCTGAGTGGGTACGTGAGCAGGTTAAGCTAGGTCACAAGAGAATAGCATGTGTAGCTTCTACTAACTCAGACATCGAACGAGTTATGGTTAAGGGCGAAAGTGGTTTCCTTAGTGTTTGCTGGAAGCATGATAAAGATAACAAGGGTAAGCACATGGGCTTTCCTGAGTGGTCTCCAACTAAGCGGTCACTTACGTGGGCTAATGGAGCTAAGGTTGAGTTTTACTCAGCAGAAGAGCCAGAACGACTACGTGGACCTCAGTTCTCCGCTGCATGGTGTGATGAGCTAGCTGCATGGAACAAAGACATAGATACGTGGCAAATGCTACAGTTCTGCCTACGTTTAGGCAAGCACCCTCGTGTGTGCGTAACTACAACCCCCAAACCAACTAAGCTCATGCGTGAGATACTTAAGAACCCTAAGACTACGGTCACATCAGGTTCTACCTTCGATAATGCAGCTAACCTAGCTGATACATACCTTGTAGCTGTTAAAGAGCAGTACGAAGGTACTCGTATCGGTAGGCAGGAGCTTTATGCTGAGGTACTTGAGGAAGCTGAGGGCGCACTGTGGTCTACAGATATGCTAGACAACGCAGGTATTAAACATGAAGATGTACCTCAACTTGCTCGTATAGTAGTAGCACTTGATCCAGCCGTTACAGCTAACGCTGAAAGTGACATGACTGGCATTGTAGTAGCTGGCATTGATATTAACGGTTTGTGTTATGTCTTAGGTGACTACACAGACAAGCTGTCGCCTCAAGGTTGGGCAGCTAAAGCAGTACAACTTTATCACCACCACCAAGCTGACCGTATTGTAGCGGAAGTTAACCAAGGTGGCGACATGGTTAGAACTACTGTACATGGAGAGGATGAAACTGTTGCTTATAAAGCTGTACGAGCTTCACGTGGTAAGTATGCCCGTGCTGAACCAATATCTGCTTTATACGAACGTGGTCTTGTTAAGCATGTGACTAATCCTACAGACGGTGCTTCACTTAACGAATTAGAAATACAGATGAGAACTTGGGAACCCCTAGGCAAGATCGGTTCTCCTGATAGACTAGATGCCCTAGTATGGGCGATTACTGACCTAGCCCTTAACGGATACGCCAAACCTAAGTTAACCCTCGCTTACTCTAGTGCCAAGGGACTTTCACGCTAATTATAGAAGCACATATATCACATGGTAAAGAAACTCTCAGAAGCAGAAGCTAAGTCTACACTAGGCGTAGCTGGACAGAACACTCGTAACGGGCAGATTCGTGCTGACGAGTTCCTCCCTGAGTTGCGTGGCCGTAGAGCTATTCGTAAATACCGTGAGATGCGTGACAATGATTCTACTATCGGTGCAGTCATGTATTCGATTGAACAGATACTACGTGATGTCCCACTTGACGTTAAACCCGCCAACGAGACGCCTCAGGCTACCGTTGAGAAGGATTACCTAGTCAGTGTACTGAATGACATGGACCATAGCTTAGACGACCACGTTGCTGAGGCTATCTCTAATTTCACATACGGCTTTGGTTGGTTTGAGGTTATCTATAAGCGTCGTGTTGGACCTACTGAGCGTTCACCTAAGAAAAACTCTAAGGGAACTGACGGACGCTTAGGTATCCGTAAGATTGCCTCTCGTGCGCCTTGGACAGTCAATCGCTTTGATGTTGATCGTGTAACTGGTGATGTCTTAGGTATTGAGCAAGACACAGGTTTCTCTGGTGGTAATAACTACATTCCCATTAGTAAGTCTATCTACTACCATACTACAAGCCTTAATGGTGATCCATCGGGCCGATCTATCCTACGTAATGCTTATACCTCATATGAGTACCTTAATAACCTACAGTCGATTGAAGCTATTGCAGTAGAGCGTGAGTTAGCTGGTATTCCAGTTGCTCGTATTCCTGCTGACTACCTTAGCTCTGAGGCTTCTGCTGAACAAGCTGGCTTTGTTAATGAACTACAGTCCATCCTTCGTGATGTCAAGTTCAACGAACAGGGTTACATTATCCTTCCTTCGGACACCTACCCAGATAAAGATGGTTCACCTACTAACATTCGCTTAGTTGATGTAGAACTAATGGCGTCTAATGGTAAACGTAACTTGGACATCAACCCAATCGTTAGTCGTTACCAGCATGACATTGCTCGTTCGATGCTGTCTGAATTTCTACTGTTGGGTAGTAGTGGCGGTTCTTACGCTTTGTCTAAGTCTAAGACTGACTTATTCCTACGTGCCTTAGAAAGCTACATCGGTTCTATTGTAGATGTACTTAACAAGCAGCTAGTTGAACGCTTATGGCAACTTAATGGTCTAGACTATGACCTAATGCCTAAGATTGTAGCTGGCGATGTAGCACCACATGATCTTCGTGAAATCTCCTCGTTCTTACGTAATCTTAATGGAGCAGGAATTGATGTATCGCAACACCCTGAAGTTATTAGTGATCTTATGGATATTGCTGAGTTGGATTATGATACTGAGTTTGTAGTTCCTACGCCTGAGCCTGAACCTGAGAAACCTACGCCTGAACCTACAGCCACACAGAAGCTAGAAGAAGAACTTCTACAGGCATCCCTGAAGGTTCTAAAGGGAGACTGACATGACGCCTACCGACCTAGCAATACTAAAGTCTCTATTAGACCGCTCTATCCCTAAGGTAGTTAACGGCGATAAGGGGGACAAGGGTGACAGCATAAAAGGTGACAAAGGCGATAGTGTCAAGGGTGACAAAGGTGACTCTATCAAAGGTGACAAAGGCGATAGTGTCAAAGGTGATAAAGGCGATAGTGTCAAAGGTGATAAAGGCGATAGTGTCAAGGGTGACAAAGGTGACACTGTTAAGGGAGATAAGGGTGATAGCGTCAAAGGTGACAAAGGTGACTCTATCAAAGGTGACAAAGGTGACGATGGCCGAGGTATTAAGTCTATAAGTGTTAACGACCAAGACATGTTGGTTGTAACTTACGATGATGACGATCTTACTATTGCTGGTAAAGTCTCAGTTAAAGTAGAGAACCACTACGCAGGTGGAAACGGTTTACCTGCTGACCACTTTGCAATACGAAGCGGTTCCTTCAACGATGATAATGAGCTAGTGTTAAACGCTAACTTCGGTAAGCAGATTAACGTAGGCGCTCCTAAAGACCCTAGATCAGCTATTTACGTCCGTAAGGCTAGTCAGTTAGCTGGTACGCTAGATAGTACGATAATCTACATTATTGACGGTCATGTTGACATGGGTACACAACAGATAATTGTCCCCATCAATGGGCTAAATGTAGCTGGACTTTCCTCTAATACTTCGTCTCTCTACAGTTCCGCAGATAACTACACTATGTTTCAGTGCGTACCTTTTGTAGGTTGCGGAGATTTCAGCCTTGGTTTCTTAAGCCTTAGAGTTGAAGGTACTAATTCTAACGTATTCAACCTAGATAACTTAGGGAATGGTGGACGTATTGGTTGGAAAAGCGTTAACTTTAACTCTTGCACTTCGTTAGGCACAATAAAGTCCTATAGCCAAGCTCTAGCTCAAAACGTAGGCTGGAGAGATTGTTTAGACGGACTTATCTGCGACGGTGTTTGGGGCGGTGGTTGGGCCATCTTAAATAGTATCCTTTTAGGTGCTGACTTTGAAGGTACGTTGTTTAAAGCAGGAGATACCCTAAGTCTAGGTGGTTCATTCAGGTCTAACATTAACATACTTAAGTTAGACGTAGATAATGGCACCTTCTGTGACTTCGCCCCCTCTAATATAGTATTAGATGGAGGTTTTGCACTTAGTAATGTAAGAGTTAGCCCCCTTGCAGACCCTCTGCCTAACATGCCATCTACCTCAATAAAGGTACTTATCAAGGACTGCATCGGACTAGCTAATACTTATGCTGGTGCAGCACATCAACCCCAGTCTGACAGTGTTATTACTATAGCTGAAGCTGGTGCTCTATATCAGATAACTGGTGCGGTTGATTTATCAGAGTCATACTGGTTCAGTACTGCCAATACAAACGGTTTACAACTAGATAGTTCTTTGCCTCTCGAAGTGACTACCTCAGGTACTATGTCATTCTCAGGTGGCTCAAACACAGAGATGTCTATCCAAATAAGGAAGTTTGTATCTTCTAGTTCTTCTTACATAAACATTGGACCTGAGTACATAACCACTTTTTCTACCTCAGCGGTGTTTGGCACACTTGCTAGTAACGTATCCTTTTCTGCCACTACGGGGATGAAACTTAATGATCGTATTGAGGTTTGGGTAAAGAATAATACCAATACTGACGATATTACCCTTAAGTCTGGTGGACAGTTTCAAGTAGTAGAAAGATAGTAAATCTTACTATAAAACAAAATACTCAAATTATAGAACAAAGTTCTTCTTCTGAAGATTTGAGTGCGTATTTTGGATATAAAACACCAGAAATATCATACACTGCATCACCCACAAAAAGAAAAATGTCCTCTGCTAACAAAAAATTAGAACATATCAATCTAAATAAATTTAACCCCCAAGTGGAAAATAAATAGTATTCATTAAAAAAGTATTCAGTGTTTTTCTTATTT